CGCGAGGGTCTTGCACAACAGCATCAACTTGATCATCGTTGATGAGACGGAACTCTTTCCCGTAAATCTTGAAACGGGTTCCAGAGTAAGTACGCACTAACACAAAGTCACCTTCCTTGCACCAAGCCCCGTTGGGGAACTTGACCGTGTCTTTGTATGCGTCGGGGCCAACCTTCATCACAAACAGCACTGTGGTTGCATGCTCTTCTTGACGCAGGGTGGAAGTTGCTTTGACAAGATCCAGATCAGTGCCGTCAATCTTTTCAGACACGTCGGGCACGATGCACAAGATCTTCCAGCCCGTGGGCTCTGGCAACATGGTTGCTTTTTGCTCGTTTGATGCGTTTGCATCAGGCTCATCCTTGGGTTGGATGGTTGGGGGCAGGGAAACGCCCGGGGGCAGAATGATTTCACTCATCTGATTCTTTGACTTTCTTTGCAAGGTCAAGTAAATGGCGCTCTGCGATGGCGAGACCTTGAATCACACCACAGAGTTTTTGGTAATCCTCAAAGGTTTGACACGCCCCACTTGCCACGTCGTCGGCAAAGTTGTTCATGTCTTCCCTGATTTTGCTGCGCAGTACGTCTGCGAATTGAGAAATCATGCGGGTTTACCCTCCTTTTTGATTGGTTGTTGATTCTTCATGCGGTCTGCATTGAGCTTGCCAGCCGCTTGCAGCGCGTTGACCTGAAGTTTGCGAGTGTCCATGCGGTCGCGCATGGCCTTCTCGATTTTGGAGGTCTTGACCTTCTCGGCCTCCAATGCAAGTCGCTGCTGGTCAATGGCAATCTTGGCCTGAGCTTCTTGTTGTTTGATCTGCAACTCTTGCTGGCGCAACTGGAGCTCTTGCAGCTGCATCTGGACCACGGGGTCTTGTGCTTGCTGCTGGGCTTGTTGCTGCGCTGCAACTTGTTGATTTTGCTGAAGAACCTGCTGTGCGGCCTGAGCCATCATGCTGGAGAGCTGAATCTCAATCTCAGGCGGCAGCTTCTCATCCTGCGGGGGCAGCGGCATGCCAAGCTGCTGCTCAATCTTCTGGCGGTACGCGAAGCCAACGTGCTCGGCGATGTGCGCGTTCATGGAGGCCATGATCTGCTGGGCCGCAGGGTTTTGGCCAACGATCTGGGCAATGATGGGATCTTGCATCGCAGCCATGTGCACCCGGATGTGGGACTCATGATCTTGGTACTGGAACGCCTTGAGGGGCTCACTCTTGAGCGCCTTCATGTTCTCGGTCACCGGATCACAAGGCTTTTGGTCGTCCGGCAGGGGCACGAGCTTGTCGGCATTCTTGATGCCCAGCACCTCCAGCATGCCACGGTGGAGCTTGGGCATGTCATAAATCTGAGGGGCCATCTGCGACATCTGGATCACGGCTTGGTACTGCACAACGCGCTGGCTCATGGTCGCCGCGTTGGGGTCACTCACCGGGATGATGTCAACGTGGTTGTAGTCCGACTTCTTGGCCCTGCGCGACACATCTTCATCGGGGTCATAGTCGTAGTCCGCATCCGTGTAGTCCCGGATGATGGCGGCAAGGAGTTTCAACTCTTGCTTGAAGCTAAAGTGCACCCGGGCCTGAACAGCGGTCATCACCTTCAACTGCCGCTCAAGGAGCGCCAAGGTCGTGCCCACCGGCGCTTGTGCCGACATGTCCGACACCTTCATATCAGCAGTGGCGGCGAACCGACGCCCTTCCTCAACGATGCTGCCCAGCAACTGGTACAGCACCATGGAGGGTTCTTTGTACGGCAGCGGCAGGATGTTGTCACGCAACACCCCAGACATCACTTCGGCATCTCGGAACTCGCCCGGAGAAATGGGCGTGTCGTCGCCCTTGATGCGCAAGCCCCGGGCCTTCAAGCCGCCGGGGAGGTTTGAGAGTGTGCCCGCATCCACCAGCTGGCGCATGATGCTTGTGGCCGACTTGGCAAAGCCACCGATCAGGTGGAAGAGGCCAAAGCCATACGCACCAAAGCCCGGGATGTATTGGTAGTGCACAAAGTGCTGGCGCTTCAAGCGCAGCACATCGTCTTCTTTCCAGTTCCGTCTGATGGCCAGCACGTCGTTCGTGCCTTTGATGAGCGTCACCACGTAGGGCAGCGCGATGCCAGTCTCGTTGCCGTCGTCGTCTTTGTCCTCAAAGCCCTTGAGATCCAAGTCAACGTGCGACTCATAGATGACGTAGCGCTCGTCGTTCAAGTCATCAAACCCAGTCTCTTTGTTCTTGGCTTCCTTGATGTCGTCGCGCTCGACCGACGGATCAGGCAGCTCGATCTGGCGATAAAACCCAGCTTGCTGGAGCTTGATGATCTCGTTCTTGGTTTTACGCATGACGTGCGTCACGCGGTAGCAAGTATCCAAGTCCGTCGCGCCGTAGGGCAGCAGGATGTCTTCAGCGGGGATGAACATCGAGACCTGACGTGCAAGGCTCGGGTCGTAGTACACCTTCTTGAACGCCGAACCGGTGGCGGGCAGCGACCACAGCATGCGCTCATGCTCAGGGCGGAACTCGCGCATGACTTCTGTCAGCTCATAGTTCATGTCGTTCTCGACACGCACGGCGGCCTCTTGCTTGTCAGGCGTTTGCTTGCCCAAGATCTTGGTGCGCACAGGCCCTTGCGCTGGGAACGTCTCGGTAATCGTCTCGCTTTGGAAGCGCACAACGGCTTCGGTGAGCATGGGGTGGAACACGCCACAAGCGCCAAGCCACGGCTCAGTGCGCTCTTCGTACTGGAGGCCCAAGAGCTTCAAGCCGTCAACGTACGCCTTCTCCCACTCTTTGCGACTGCCCTTGTCGTTGGCAATATCGTCTGCCAAATCTGCGGCCATCAACTGCATCGCACCCTGATCCATCTCTTCGGCCAAGTTGGCGTCGAACTCAGACTCAGCGTCAGTGGGCGTGATGCTCAGGTCCAAACCATCGGCGTGGATGTTGACCTGCTCCGGGTCAATGATCTCGATCTCAATGGGTTCCTCTTCTTGCCCAAGACTCTCAAGCCCTGCCGGTGCAGCGTAAAGTCCCTTGTCGATGTTGGTGGCCATTCAGTTCTTCCTCAGTAGTAGCCGCCTCTGCGGCGTTTGAAAAATGTGGGTTCGTCTTTCTCATCAGACTCAAGCGGGATGAGCCCACCTTGTCTGAACCGGATCAGTGCTTGGGATGTCGTATCGACGTAGTCGTCGTTGTCGCCGTTGGGGAACGATGCCACTTCTTCAATGACTTCACGCGCCCAGCGGGTGTCAGGAGCCCACACTTTACCCGATTGAAACAAATCCGCAATCGCGTTGACACGAACGATCTTGTCGTTTCCCCTCGAAGGTGTGAACTCCGAGACGGGGATGCCCATGTTGCGCAGCTCCTGAATGAGCGGAGCCCCAGCGGCCTTCTTTTCAACCAAGAACGCATCTGGATCCCACTCTTTGTAGTGCTTGTAGGCAACCTGCTTGAGCTCCGGAAACTGCATCCTGTCCTTGAACGCGTCGAGCAAGATGACCTGCGCGGTGTTGTTTTCTTCCTCGTTGTAGAACACGCCCCACGTTGTGCACGCCGAGTAGTCGGCGGTGGTCTTGGCCTCAAACGCCGTGTCCCACGACTGGATGATGTACTCACAGCGGGGCGGCTCCTTGCCCTCCCATATGCGCCAGAGCTTCCTGCTGATGATGGCGGCTTGGTTGGACGTGGGGTTCTGCATGTACTGGGCGTTCCAGTACTGAGGGTCAAGTCCGGCCTTTTTCTGCTTCAAGGACTCAAGCGGCCACTGCTCTGGCCAGAGCGACTTCTCGTTGTCTGACCCCTCGTTGAGGATGGCTGGCAGCTCCACAATCTCCCAAGGCTCCGAGTCCGGGTTCTTGGTCTGGTAGTCGATGAGGCGCCCGGTGAGGTCAAGCTTGCCCCAGCGCGTCATGATGACGATGATGGCGCCGTTTGGCATCAAACGCTGCAACGGACCGGTCTGGAACCACGCCCAAGCCGTGTCAAACGCCAAGCGGCTGTTGGCCTTTACGTCTTGTTCCGAGTGTGGGTCATCAATAACGAACAGATCAGCACCACGACCAGCAAGAGCGCCGCCGACACCAGCAGCATAGTACTGACCCCCAGCGCTTGTGCTCCATTTGCCAGCAGCCTTTTGGTCGTCTGCCACGGTTGTGGCAGGGAATAGTTCTTTGTAGTTGTCATCGTCCAGTAAATTCCTCACCCGTCGGCCAAAGTCTTCTGACAAACTGGCCGTGTGCGTACCCATGATGATCTTCTTATCAGGGTAATTACCTAGAAAGAAGGCCGGGAACAGGTAGCTTGAGAACTCTGACTTGCCCATGCGGGGCGCGATGTTGATGATGACGCGCTTCTTTTTGCCGGAAATCACGTCCGCAAAGATCCGGGCCAGCTTCCTGTGGTGCGGCCCCACCTTGAATCCCGGGTAGACCGCCTTGGCAAACTCAATCATGTCGCCACGGGCCAGCTGCTTTTTCTTGTTCTCCTCGACCCTGTCGATCAACTCCAGCGCTTCGAGCTTCTCCTCCAGCGTCAGGGCGCCGAGGTTCTTCATGAGCGCAGCGGCTTCAGCTTTGGTCAGCGGGGCGTTCATCTTCTTGCTCGACTTCTTCAGCGTCTACGATCTGGGCGTCTTGCACGCCGATGAACTTGGCCAGCTTCTCCTTGAGCTTGGCCTCAATCTCGGCTTCGGTGAGGTCAGTCTTCTTGACTTCGATCTTGTCTGTGAAGAGCCCCACCTCTGTCACTTTGCCCAGCAGTCCAAGCGCCTTCAAGCGGATGTTGGCGTTGGGGTTCTCCACCTCTTCCAAGAGCTTGGCCATTGCGTAGCCACGCAGCTGCTTGGCTTGCTGTACAAATTCCCAGTCATATGCGGTGAGCATGCCCACAAGATGGCGCACGGCTGGCGGAGTCTGTAGCTGGAGGAGCTGCCCTTTGATTTCTTCGGGGTCAGTGGAGGTGGTGAGAGCAGAGAACGCTTTTCTGGCGTCTTGCTGCTCGATGTGGGAGACGACTTCGTCCGCAGCCTTGTTGCCAAACTTTGACAGCCACTCGGCGGTGCTGGACTGGGCGCTGACGACTTCTTGCGGTGTTGCTTTTGTGATTGGGACGGCAAGGCCATCAAGGTCATTCACCTCGGCCTCAAAGTTCATCGCAATCAAATGTTCAAGCATCCACGCTCCTGCGGGCTATTGCATGCCCGTGCGGCGGAGTGTACACTCACTTTCGCAGTTGTGACAAGTCTGGTCTCAGTTGCTCCTCCTTGGTTCGTAATGAACCCTTAAGCCCCCGGCCACAAACCGGGGGCTTTTTTTCTTTGTTTTTGTCTACTGTTAGACAAAGTGCTTTGCAAAATTTTTGAAAAATTTTTTGGGCTGGGCTGAATTTTGGGAAAGGGGGTGGGTTGTTATGGGCGGTGAGGCATAAAGGTTTACTGAGACTGTGCAGTGCGGGTGGGGAATAGTGTTGTTGACGACGTAGCCTAATGTGTTAGGTTTAGGGGGGTGGGGGTGTGGTGGGGTATAGGAAAGGAGCATTGCAGGGGTAGCAGAGTAAGCAATTTATACCCCCCTATGCTATAATACGACCTGTCGCTTGGGAATTCTCCCAGCGACTTTTTTTATGCTCAATCGAAAGGAACAATCATGAGCACCAAAACCCTCACCCAAACCCAAACCAATGCCGTGAACGCATACGGCAAGTTTTTGCAGGCGGGCATCTCTTATGGCGAAGCCATGCGGAAAGCGGCGAGCGAACTCGGTGGGACACCATGTCCCACGCTACTCGGGGCACTCGCCAAAGTCCATGCCACGAAGTACGAGTGCAACTACACATGGGACGGCAAAGGCCGCGCCGTGTTCTACAACGGCGATGAGTCCACACGGGACACCCGCAACGATGCGGCGCGCAAGTCATGGGAGCGCAACGTCATGGTCTGGTTCAAGCCTGAGAAACCCGCCACGCCCAAAACCCACGCACGCCTTTCGCCCGATGCACGCAAAGCGGCCAAGGCGTATCTCGCACAGTTTGAGAGTCTGAAAGATGCCATCGCCGCACTCAAAGCTGTTGCCTGATTCTGGTGGGACACGATGTCCCACGGAGTTTTTTCCTGTGCGGTCACGCCTGCGAGGGCTGGCCGCTGTTCTTTCCCTTGTCTAACGGAGATTTTTCCATGCGTACAACTTCCCGCCCCACCTTCAAACCCCTCGAAACCTTCCTTGCCAACGATGGAGTGGAATGGCAAGCCGAAACCTACTTCCCCCACGGCACGAAGCAACCCACCTTCTGGCTGATAACCCTGCACCCACGCAGGTGCAACCAAGGCACAGGCATCACCTGCACAACCCTTGAGTCCTACGAACAGGAAAAAACAAAACTGCGCTTCATCGCCCAGCAACCCCGACTCTTTTCCTGACAACTCGGTGGGACATCATGTCCCACCATCATTTTTCCACTTTCAAAACACAAATGGACACCCATTTTTTGCAGGCCCATCATTCTTCCACTCGTACCACACAATGGACAGCAAAAAACTCAGCATTCATGCGGCTTCCAGAGGCACGCGTCCAAGTGTCCATATATATATATATCTTTTAAGAAAAGTATTTATATATGTACCCGTACATCAAGACACACATACAAACAAAAACACAAAAAGGTTTAGACCATAAAGTTTTTCCCCAGAGATGGACACTTGGACGTGACGCCCTGCAACCCGCATGAACCCTAGCTTTTTTGCTGTCCAAATATTTTTAAAAAAGGAAGTTTGATGGACACTTTCTGGACAATCTGGTCATTTTTCCACTTTGCGTTACAATCTTTGACAAAAGAAAGGACTTCTCCCCATGCAACCCAACGCAAAACCCCGCCTCAAATACCCCTCATACATGGCACTCAGCGAACGTGCCCTGCGTGACAAACTCCAATCCAAGGGCTGGCCAATGACCCTCGCCCAGGAGATCATCGACATCGTGACCCAGCAAAAAGCTGACCGCGCCAACAGCCAGCGCCGAAGGCGCATGGTGGAAGCGGAGTGGCAACACCTCATCGGCCCTCTCTTGGCCGAGCGCAAGCGTGTGCAGGTTGCGCTCAACTATCGGAAGAATGATGGCGAACCTGAAGCCGTGGGACACGATGTCCCACCAAACGACAGAGACATTGCAAGGCAGACCGCATACGAGGCATACCACGCCCTGCTCACAACCCTTGTCAAACGGTTTCGCACCGCACTCAAGCAGGACTTCACGCCAAACGAGTTGGCCAACGAGTTGCGAGATGCTGGCAAGGCGCACCTTGCCCCGCCCGTTCACCTGCGCTCCCGTGCCCAGCACTGGACAGACTGGGTGTCGGACAGGAAGAAAGACCAGATCGTGCTGCTGTTCAACAGCATCCCCCATCGTGCGAAAGCACGGATCAAGACCCCGTTCACACGGGACATACCAACCCAAGAAGGAGAGAAGCAATGACACTGACCAAACAACAACTGCACAAGATTGCAGTCAACCACCTGCCCCGCCTTGGCGGGTTTGCCACCGCACTATCAAAGGCATACCTGTGCGCAGACAGCGACAACCAACGCCGCATCGAGACCGCCTTCATGCACCTGTTCGAGCGGGCGCACGCCATGTGGGGAATGGAGGAGGAGAAGTGATGGACAACTACGACCTCAACACCAAGGAGGGCATGGTCAACGCCATGCTCTGGACAAAGCAGCTGGTCAACAACATCCGAGATGGAGGCAAGTGGCTCATACCAAGGTCGGGCACTGTGGTGACCTTCGACAAGAAGAAACAAATCGCCACAGTCGATGCGCCGTTTGGCAGAGACACATCCGTGACCCGTGTGCTCAAGGCCATGGGTTGGAAGATCATCATGAAGTAAAGGAGAGTGAAGATGAGTTACTACTGGTGCGCAGAGTGCGGTGAGCCGTGCGAGGCCATCGAGATTGTCGATGAGTTCGACTACGAGTACTGGGGTGCGACAGGAACGCACAAGGAAACGTACGAGGTGAGCGACTGCTGTGAGGCAGACCTCATCGATGACGAGGAGGAGAGGGACAACCTCTTTGCGGTGGGACACGATGTCCCACCGATTGATCAACAAACCAACCAAGGAGAAAGCAAATGATTGAAATAAAACTAACAATGGAAACGGCTGAAGCCGTGTTGAGGGCGTTGCAAGAGCATTGCAACCAACGCACTACTGTGCGTGAGTATGTAGACAAACGCTACTTCCACATGGACGAAGCGTTTCGCAATCGAAAGATTGGCGAAGTGCAAGAAAGACTCGACCGCTTGCAGACCTTCAGAGACCGCTTGCAGACCATGGTAGCAACCCAACCACAAGGAGAAAGCAAATGACAACGCTGACAGGAAACCAGATCGAGGCGGCACGCCTCTTGACCCTGCGCCAAGCACTCAAGCTTGAGCTGCGTGGAATGAAACGCCGTGGACGCACCGCATACTCGGTACTGCGTGGCATGGGGTTCAAAGGTTCGAGAGAAGCAGTGCTCGAACAACTTGACGACATCCGCAACCAACTCATCGGAGAGAAAGAATGACAAAGCAACAACCACAACAACAACCTCACCCAGACACCTTCCACTTCTACGCTTCAAGCGTGGCGCAGTGGGCAACGACAACACCCAACCGTGACCTGCGCCAGCTACTAAAGCTGATGGACAAGGACGGCTACTCGTACAACCTGTTCCTTGTGCCAGCCCCTTATGACGCCGACTACGAGATTAGGTGGTTCCAGCCCCAAGTCGAGGGCGCGCAGTGGATCGGACACTTTGTGCCGAAGAAAGGGGAGAAATGAAACACCAATGGAACACAGGCCGTCACTACGACGAGCATGGACAACGCATGGTGGCTGAGGTGGACAAGGAGAACTACAACCTGCCGAGGCTTTACTTCAGCGACTTGTCACGTCACATC